ACGCTTAAGGAAGACTATGGAAAAGTCTATCATCAAAGATCGCATAGACGACCTTGAGAAGGGACAGAAGGCCCTTCTTCAAAGGCTTGAGCTTCTCAACAAAGAGACTGAGACGACGAAAGCAAACCTTATCGCCACCACAGCAGCTATGAGAGAAAACCAAAAGATATACGCCGTCCTTCTGTCTGAAGATGGCGTGTCTCTTGAAGAGCTAAAAGAAATGCTCGGCGCTGAATCCATTGAGCTTATTAAGCCACAGACTAAACCGGAAGGATGAACAAATGAGACATATGCCTCCAATGGTCGATATGCAGCACAGCATCGAAGACCTCAGAAAAGAGTATGACGGCCTTTCGGATGAGGAACTAAATAGGCTGCCTAAGTATCCCACAGGCCTTTGTATTTACTTTGGAAACGATGAGCTTGAAAAACTCGACCTCGATTCCTCAGATGTCGAAGTCGGCGACATGATCCACCTGTTTTGCATGGCTAGAGTCACCTCCGTCTCAAAGAAAGAGACGAGCGACGGGGAACACCAGAGGATCGAACTTCAAATCACGCATATCGCCGATGAAAACGAAAGCGAAGAAGACGAGGAAGAGGACGTAGAGGAAGGCCGTATTCATGTTCGGAACCCCTACGATAAAGAATAACTAGAAAGGCGTGTCACACGCCATTAAGGGGCGTATGCAATGCCATCCGCAATTGATATTGCCAATCGCGCACTTCTCCAAATGGGGGCGCGCGCAAACATCTCCTCATTTTCCGAGGGATCGACAGAGTCGAATGCCGTGTCGATTTTATATCAGCCGACATTCGAGCAACTAGCAAGGTCCGCTCACTGGAATTGCCTCCGCGCCCAAGCCGGACTTTCTCTCCTAAAAGCTGCGCAGGCAACGCCCGAAAACCCACTTGGTACGACACTCCCCCTACCTCCTCAGCCATGGCTCTATGAATACTTGTACCCCGTCAATTGCCTAAAGCTTCGTTACATTTTACCCACGTTCTCTACGGCGACAACCGCAGGAAGCGTCCCAATGACTACTGTGAATAACTTGTCTATGACAAGTTACCCTTCCAGCATAGGGCAACTGCCTTTTGCCGTAAACTATGATACAGATACTTCAGGAAATCCATACGTAGGCATTCTGGCCAACACCTCGGGGGCGCAAGCGGTTTACACGGTGAATCAACCAAACCCTCAGATATGGGATTCGCAGTTTCAAGCCGGGTTCGTAGCAGCTCTGGCGGCATTTCTTATTCCTGCGCTCGCCATGAACCTTTCCATGCTCAAGATGCAGGTGGCATCAGCCGATAGGATTATCTCTGGGGCAAGAGTTTCGGACGGAAATGAGTTCTACGCCGTTCAGGACCATACGCCAGACTGGATTTCTGCCCGTGGGGGAGGATCTGGAATGTCACAGGCGTTCTGGAACGCCGGATATGACGAAATGGCTTGGCCTGTAGTAACATAAAGGGAGAACGGCCATTTCTTTCCAATCCATACAAAACTCATTCGTCGGAGGTGAAATAAGCCCGTCAATCTACGGACGGACGGACCTTGCCCTGAAGTGGCACACGGGTGCTTCGACTATGCGCAACTTCTTCGTCGGTTATCGTGGCGGAGCATACTCAAGACCAGGGCTTGCCTTTGTGGGGCAATGCAAACAGGACGGTGCCTTAAATCCCCCAAGAGACATAAACTTTCAGTACAGCGTAAGCATTGGTTATGTGCTTGAGTTTGGCGAAAAATACATGCGCATCAAGCACAACGGCTCCTATATAACCGAAAGCGATAAGGTCATAACAGGGGCTACAAACGCCATCCCATGCTCTTTAACAAGCGCAGGCCATGGTTTTTCTGCCGGTGATTGGCTCTATATCTCAGGAATGGAGGGCCTTACAGGCCTTAACGGCCTTACATGGATTGTAGCGGCGGCAGACACCGATCACGTCACCTTAACCGATCTATTAGGAAATTATGTCGATACGACGCTTTGGAACGCTTATACAACTGGCGGAACAGCAGCAAGGATTTACACGCTCACGACCCCCTATGCCACGGATGATTTGTCGTATCTGAAGTTTTCTCAATCGGCGCTTTCCATGACGCTTTGTTGCGTCAATCAAGAGACAGGAACCGAATACCCCATTTATTCGCTTAAAAGGGTCGGCGCTGCAAACTGGACATTAACGGCGGTTTCCTTTGAATCGTCCATAGATGCCCCAACAGGCGTTACAGTGACGCCTCACGCCTCAACGACAACTGATACTTATTACAGTTATGTCGTGACGGCAATCGACGCAGATACAGGGCAGGAAAGCATAGCCTCATCCGCTGGAAGCGCCCAAAATAATGACATCGCCGTCTATGCCGGATCAAATACCATCTCCTGGGCTTCAGTCGATGGAGCTTCAAGCTATCTGATTTATAAGGCTACGCCATCCTATAATTCCGAGGTTCCTGTAAGCTCAAGTTATGGATATGTAGGCCAGTCGTTCGGAGGAGCCTTCACAGACACGAACATAACGGCTGACTTCACAAGCACGCCGCCGATTCACCAAGACCCGTTTGCTCGTGGAGCTATTTTAAGCGTGAATCCTACGGCTGTAGGCACCACTTATTCCCAATCAACCGTCGGTTATACGATCACGACCTCGACCGGAAGCGGGGCCGTCATTTTACCTATCGTGTATGGAGCAGGTGTCGTCTCTTATGTCGTTCAGAATGGAGGTAAAAATTACGCGGCTACAGATACAATAACGATAACAGGAGGTTCGTCCGCAACGGCGGATCTTGTTGTCGGGGAAGATACAGGAACATATCCTTCCGTCCCTTCGTACTTCCAGCAGAGAAGTGTGTACGCAAACACGCTCAACAATCCAGATACTTATTTCATGAGTAAGACGGGTGCCTACACGAATATGGATTCGTCCACCCCTACAATCGACAACGATGCAATCATTGGGACACCTTGGGCGCAGCAGGTCAATGGCATACAGTTTTTGAAGCCCATGACAAGCGGTCTTATTATCCTGAACGGAGGAGGTTCTTGGCTTCTGAACGGGGGAACGACAGGCGGAGCCGTCACGCCAGCGAATCAGGTAGCAACAGCCCAATCCTATAACGGGTGTTCCCCAACAGTAGAGCCGTTAATTATAGGTCCTAATCTTATCTACCTACAGGTAAAGGGAAGCATTATCAGGGAGTTGGCCTATAATTTCTTCACAAGCGTTTATACTGGCACGGATATAACCGCTTTCTCAGCGCATCTGTTCCAGAACCATCAGATCAAGCAGTGGGCCTATGCGGAAGAGCCGTTCAAGATTGTGTGGGGCGTTCGTGAGGATGGAATCCTTCTTTCTCTGACATACCTTAAGGAACAGGAGGTGTGTGGGTTTTCGCGACATGATACTGACGGACAATTTGTCGGTATTTGCTCGGCATCCGAGCCGCCCGTCGATGCCGTCTATGCCATCGTAAAAAGAAAGATAGGGGCGAAATGGTATTATTATTCGGAGAGATTCAACAACAGGAATTGGCAAACGGTAGAGGATTGCTTCTGCGTCGATAGCGGCCTTTCCTATACCATGAGTTATCCGAGCGCCACACTGACGCCCTCAGGGGTAACTGGAACAATCAGTCTCTCGGCCTCAGCAGCCGTATTTACAGCAGCAAATGTTGGGGATGTCATTCGAGTTGGGGGAGGGATATGCGATATTACATCTTATCTGTCTTCAACAACTGTTTTGGCTACCGTCAGGCAGGACATAACAAACACGACCCCAGACGATCCTGACGATACACCTCTTCCTGTTATCTCCGGCAACTGGTCGATTTCAACGCCAACGAATATTATAGGAGGACTTAATCACCTGATAGGAAAAGAGGTGTCTATCTTTGCAGATGGAAGCGTTGTACCAAGCCAAGTTGTTTCGGACCTTGGGAATGGCGTCATAGGAGTGACGCTTCAGCATGAAGCTTCGTCCATAACAATAGGACTTCCGTTTGTCGCGCAGCTTCAGACGCTTTATCTTGATCCGCAGGGAGCGCAAACGACTGTCCAATCAAGGAGAAAGACTGTATCCTCAGTATCCGTTAGAATGGAGGCAACACGAGGAATTTCAGTCGGGACAAATCAACCAGATTCCTCAACGCAACCAAACGGGGCTATTCCGCTATGGGATGATATGATAGAGGTAAAAGAACGCGATGCCCTTACGAACGCAGGAGATCCCATCCAGCTATTTACAGGAGATAAGTTTATAAATGTTCCAAGCTCTTGGGCCACAGAAGGC